GTTTACTACAATCAAAAACGGCGGCATAGTGCTAACGGCCTCATCAGCCCGCAAGCTTATGAGACTATGAAGAAAGTTGCTTAAATGAGTGTCCGATATTACTGGGCAAGATCACAACAAAGTTCTCGCCCGCTGGTACCTCGTCACCGCTTTCGGTCACGTGAATCTCTTGAACAATGAATTCTGTGCTATTGAGCTTTCCGACAATGCGGACCTTCTGGCCTTTGCTCGTGTATTTGATCTCGCTCATGAGCTCTCCCCTAAGCTTCGATAAATTTCGTTTGGTCTAACAACAACGGTTCAGCTGCAGCTTCCTCAATCGCTTCTCCAGTCTCCGCAGCGTTCTGATTTGCTACACGCTGGCAATCAGACTTGATCAGCTCAAAAATTCTGCTCACCGTTGGACTAGATAGTTTCACCTCTTGCTTACCGTTCTCACCGGCCAACTGAACCAAGCCAACCAACTGATTTGGATACTCACTGTCATATGCTTCTTTCCGCTCAATCTTCAGGTTCACAAACCTCATAACGATTCACCTCGTCTCTCTAACTCTTGCTTTAAGTAATGAATGGCAGGCCCGTGATACTCCGAGTTCTCTGCATCATTCGGATTTCGTTTAATGTCTAACTCGTGAGCTGCGATCTCTGAACGGATCTGCTCGACTGTCATGTGCTTGTACATGTCGCCCCTTTCAATCTGCTGGTTATGCGTCTCGCATCCATCTCAATCTGATGAGGGTTGCCTTGGTAATCCAAGATGTAAGCGTCTCGAAGTCCTCTGAAATAGGCGTAACGGACTTCTCGGTCCTTATTTGTTAGAGGCTTCTCAATGCCGGCTGCTGTCCTTTTGTAGCTTGCGGAGTAGCCCTCGTACGCGCTAAGAATCATTTGCCAGTGGCGTTCCTGTTTCGCGTTCATTGCTTGCCCCTATTGGCTAAACAAGATTTGTGATTAGTAACGGGATGGGCGAGGCTCATTTGTTTCGGCCTCGTTGGTTATCGCCATAAGGGTCTTCGATCCCCGCAGCTTTTAGAACTGCTTCTAATACGAAGTCCTTAATGTGTTTCCTGCACAACGGAATGCCGTCAAAAGTAAACTTGGCATGGCAGTTACAACGACTAGGCGGGTGGCTTTTAGGATCCCACTTTGCCCTCTGAATAACGGTGTCGCGATTTAGCTTTGCAGCACACTTGGGTGGTATTTCGTCGGTCACCGCTTGAATGTTGATTTTGAAAAGGTTCACGCGACTTGGCTCCTAACTTGGATAACCCCCCGGTAAAACGCTTGAGCAATGATCTCGTCTTTGGTGTAACCGGCGTCGAGACGTAGACCTGCGTTCATGAGATGCTTTCGAACTGTCTCGGGTCGCATGCCTAATATCTTGGCAACAACGTTGAACTTTTTGCCTTCGGCTATCCAAAGCAAAACTTCCAATTGCCGCTCTGTAAGCAGCTCGCTTGAAACTCGGAAACGTGGGGATTCGTATACATTCATGACTACAAATGTATACTTTTGTAGAAATCTCGTCAACTACAAATGTATGTATATTTCACAAGTTGTGAAGAAATATTACTTAAGTGTGGTTTTTTGAGCTTACTCGGGGATAAAACAACCTGTGCAAACACCAATGAGCTTTGGCTTCACTTCTGTCTGGATGACAGGGTAATGATTGTTAAGAGGTTTCAGAAAGTAGTATCCAGAATCCGCAAGAAATTCGCGAAAAGTTGGAACTCCATTGTGGATCGCCAAGACTCGTTTGCCTGCTTTAGGTGTGGTTAAGTCTGGGTCAATGAAAACGTAAGATCCATCTGGATAATTCGGCCCGACAGGAGAAGAGTTCACCATCATGTCTCCCATAATACGAATGGCAAAAGTCCGTTTGCCCCAATTCTTAAAGGCCGGAAGCCATTCTCTAGAAGCTAGTTCGGAGTCGAAACTGCTTAAGTCCACAGTTTCTTCTATGGCCAAGACAGGTACTGGAGATGATGCCGCAGGGGACATTTTAGGTGGCTTCAATAATGCCCCCTCACCGTCAAGCAGTGTGCTCAAATCCACGCCTAACGCTTTTGCTATCGCTGGCAGTTTTTTCGAAGATTGATTTCTACCGTTTTCGATGTGGCCAATAGTTCCCGCAGTCGTATCTGCCAGATCCGCTAGCTCTTTCATCGAATACCCGCGTAACGTCCGGTAGTATTCGAGCCTCTCTCCTAAGGTTTTCATGCGAGAAGTATAACTGACCACCTCTCCGGGTGTGGTATACGTTTGTTGTTGCATTTGTATACTTTTGTATATATTCTCGCTTCTCGAACCCACAAGGTAGATTCAAAAAATTGGACCCAAAAGAAGCTATTGAGAAAGTAGCGTCTATCGTGGGCAACCCTTCTAAACTCGCCTCAGCATTGGAGGTGAGACCTCAGCACACATGGAATTGGATTAACAGAGACGGAAGAGTCGCCCCTGATTACGCAATTCGGTGCCACAAGCTTGTTGATGGCGAAGTGACAATCCATCAACTGCGACCAGACCTCTACCCAGAGGGGGTGGTGAAGATGGTTGATTCATAACGTGTTCCCCGTCGTTGCTTTGTGTGATTCACGTTACCTGCTCTCGGCTCTTCGAGACATACCAAGTATCAGCCTGTTTATTTATACAGGTGTTTAGGGGGCCGAATGTACGGCAAAGTTTTCCAAGGTATTCATAAGTCCACTCTGATGGCAGTTGGTGGTTGGCTACCGACCTACATCTTCGAACAGATGATTGTCATCGCCGATAAAGATGGGATCGTGGAACATGCGCCTTTGGCCCTGTATCGAGAAATTGGGCTGGCTTACGAAACGGAATTCTGTCCCGTTGTTCCTTTGTCGAGGTTCGAAAAGGCGATTCAGTATCTGGAGTCACCAGACCCAGATTCGAAGTCACCAACTCTTGATGGTCGCCGAATCGTTCCGCTGAAAGACATCCCAGACTTTGAAGAAAATCGCGGTTGGTTGATTGTTAATTACGAGCACTATCGCGTGAAAGGTTCCAAGGTTGAGCAACGTGGAGCATCCACGAAACGTGTCCAAGAGTTCAGGAAGCGTCAAAAAGAGAGTGAACAAAGAGGTGAACACCCGGGTGAACATGTACATGAACAACAAAAAAACGGACTTCAAGAAAATCAACAACTTAACCTTGGATGTAACGGGAATGTAACGGATGAAACGGTACATATAGATACAGATACAGATATAGATAATAAAACACTAGGTCAAAATCCTTTTGACCGGTTCTGGAAGGTCTACCCCAATAAGAAACAAAAACAGCGAGCCATCAAGGCATTCGACAAGATCGATCCATCCCTTTACGAACGAATTATTGCAGATGTCGATGAGCGAGCTCAGTTTGACGAGCAGTGGCTTAAGGAAAGCGGTCGATTTATTCCCCATCCAGCTTCTTACCTCAACGGCGGTTGTTGGGAAGACGAGTGGACGAGGTTTGTGCCACAGCAATCCAGTGAACCCCAGAGTCCATCCCGGAGGGCATTCTGATGTACGACGACGATATCGAGTCTCATCCCAGTATCAAGATCCCGCCTCATTCGATTGAGGCTGAGCGTTCGGTGCTGGGTGGATTGATGATTGCCAACGACGCTTGGTACGAGATTGCGAATGTCGTCAAGGGCGATGATTTTTATCGAAATGATCACCGGACAATTTTCCGGTGCATGTCGAGTCTCGTAGATCACGAGCAGCCGATCGATATCGTTACCGTGGCGGAGCATCTCCACAAAAGCGGTGAGTTGGATGGTATCGGTGGCATGCACTACCTGAGAGATCTCACGTCCTCGACACCGTCGACCGCAAACATCGCTGCTTACGGAAAAATCGTCGCTGAACGGTCAAGACGCCGTAACGTCATTGGCGCTAGTCACGATTTATCGTCAGCCCTTCTGGGCGACGGAGATACCGAGTCGTCCTTGAACAAATTCCTTACCGCCGTTGATGAGGATGAAAAGTCTGCTGAGCAGGTCTCTCTGAGAGAAGCCCTCACACGAGCTGTTGAATACACCGATCAGGCTTACCAAAAAGCGAAGGAAGGTGTGATCAGGGGCATACCGACTGGTATCGAGAGATTTGACGACAAGCATGGCGGCCTTCAAGACGGCCATCTGTACATCATCGGCGCTCGCCCAAGCATGGGTAAGACAGCCGTTGCTTGCAACATCATGTGGGGGGCACTTCAAGCAGGCAAGCGAGTCGGTTTTATGTCGCTGGAGATGCCATCGCAAGATATCGCGCATCGGATGATCTCATTGGCGGGCTCCGTGCCAGCCGAAAGGATGCGAAACGGCAAGCTAGACGATCACGACTGGCCCAGACTCACTTCAGGCGTATCCCTGCTGAATGACAAGGCGATGGAGATCTATGACGGTGATGAAGATCACATCAATGACCTAATTCATGTTGCTATGCGAATGAAACACCGCAACAAGATTGACTTGTTGGTTATTGACTACGTGCAACTGATCGAAGGTGACGGCAACAGCAGGACTGAAGAGCTCAATCAGATTACGCGAAAGCTCAAAAAGAAAATCGCCAAGCGCCTTCGAATACCGGTAATCGCATTGGCTCAGATCAATCGAGAGGTAGAGAAGCGAGCCAACAAACGACCCACGAAGGCTGACCTCAAAGACTCTGGCAGCATCGAGCAGGATGCAGACATGGTAATTCTCTTGCATCGCGAGGGTTACTACGACGACACCAAGGCTGACAACACTCTCGAATACATCATCGACAAAAATCGTCACGGACCGACAGGAACGATCTGGTGTGGCTGGGAAGGTGAGCTCATGCAGATCACTCAGCGGAGGCACAATGAACACGACGATTGATCAACTGAATTTGTTGCCGGCAGAAGCTCGCAGAGCCTACCAGAAGGCTCAGCAACCTCAATGTGCGCATCAGCATTACTGCAAGGTTAAACACGCTTACGTAACGATAACGAGCGACTCACCATGCCGTCACTGTAACAAGCGTGAGGGTTGCTAGATGAATTACGTCAACTATCGAATCCAAAGCGTCGACGATGTCGAGGCTCTGAACGATCGCCTGATGCGCTACTTCTCGAGAGAAGACGCCAAGGTCTTGGATGCTCAACTGAAGCCATACAAGCCGCCAAAGACACGGAAGCAAGAGAAAGCGTTATTCGGCCATGCCTACGTGATTTTGGAAAACGAATTGGGTGCCTCTAAAGAGGATTTCCATGACCACTTTTGCAAGAAGTTTTTCGGTCAGACGGAAATATTGGCAGGCAAGAAAGTAATTGGCTATCGACCTATTCGTACCACGACTCGCGATGAGGATGGACTGATCAATCCAGTCAGCTCGAAGGTCATGGCCCAGTTTTTCGAGAGAGTACAGATTGAATCCGCTTCGGAGTTTGGAGTGATCATTCCTGACCCCGATCCAGATTGGAAAAAACGTATGGCGGAGGCCGACGACTAAAAACCCATGGAGAGAGCAACTGTGAGAACGGACGCATTGGAGAACAGCTGCTTAAGCAACCTAACAACCATTTGGAGATTGTATGTTTAAAATTGATGCAACACTTGTGCTATCCAGTATCAACGTTCGTTCCGAAAAACATGGCGATGAAAAAGAGCCCGCCATCGACTTGAAGTTCTCCGGCACCCTGCCAGTGGAAGCCGTAATCCAGCTTTACGGCAACGTCGATCTCGAAGACTACAAAGATCTGTATTGGAACGACAGCGGCAACTTGAAGATCGCAAAGGGTCCAGCTGTAGCCTTCACCAAAAAGCTGGAGAAGATAAGTTTCGCTATGCACGAGTCCTTTATCGAGCAACCCAAAGAAGTCGTTATCAGCGACGAAGCTGTGAGTCTCAAGGGATTCAAAGCTGCATTTCACGAAGGTCACCGTTTTGAATCCAGCTTCACCGTTCAGATCCAGAAGGTCACCGGTGAACAGCTTAAGAACTTAGTCGAGTATCTCGAAAAGAGCGTGTTTGTCTGTCTGGAGGAAAAGCAGATATCCATGGACCTCGAAGAACCACCTGAGTTGGAAGAGGTTGAGGACGAAGAAGACGAAGTTGTTGAAGCATGATGAGCGATTCTATGAGGAGACAGGAAGTCTCCACCGCTCCCTGTTTGCAATCAAAGCTAAAGGAATCAGCTGAGATCGAAGATGCTGTTCAGGCTTACCTCAAGGCAGGCAACAAGATCGATGAGTTCGGGATGGGTGTGTCCGGGCTGCACAAGTCCGGAGTGACAAAAGCTCAGGCCGTGCAACTGAAACTTGCTAGCCGCCGCGGCAAGAAGAAACTGAAGCGTGGCTCGTAAGTGTAAGAACAAAAAGTGCGGCAAGACGTTCGAGCCGCAGTTCAACACGATACAGCCGTGTTGCTCGATCAAGTGTGCGATTGAGTACAGTCAGGAAAAGAAAAAAGCTGAAAAGAGCAAAGAAGCTCGAAAGCAAAAGACAGCGCTCAGGCAATCGAAAATCAGCTACTGGCACGACAAACTGCAGCCGATTTTTAACAAGTACATTCGCCTTCGCGATGCTCATCTGCCCTGTATCTCATGCGGCACGTTTACGCCGAAGTACTACCCAAGGAAGGGCCAATGGGATGCAGGCCACTTTAGAACCAGAGGTGCAGCGCCCGAGCTTAGGTACGAGGAAAAGAACGTTCACAAAGAGTGCGTTCACTGCAACTTGCACAACACCGAGCACTTGTTGGGATACAGACGCAATCTGATTCTGAAGATCGGTATCAAGGACGTGCACTGGCTTGAAGGGCCACACGATCCGAAGAACTACACCATCCCAGATCTGAAGGAACTGATCGAGTACTACAAGGCAAAAATAAAGCTGCTGGAAGCCGAACAAAAACCAGAGGCATTGGATCAGGCATGAGCAAATACACTCCTCAGAGAGAGGCACAGAGCGGCGGAACGTGTCACGTGTGCGGATACATGGCCGCATCCTACTGCGACCACCAGTACCCGGACGGCAGCTACTGCAATAAACCGCTTTGCTTTGAGCATGCCAAGAACCCTGAGCCGGGTGTTCACCTCTGCGAGGAGCATTCAAAGTGAGTCAGGCTGAGCACATGACCGATGTGTTTTATCGCCACTACTTCCAGCGGTTCCATTACATGTTCCCAAACTGCTACGGCGGTGACGGTAAGGAAATGGACATCATGGGTGTGCGCCCCAGTCGATACGTCGATGAAATTGAGATCAAAGTCAGCAAGTCAGACTATAAAGCCGATTTCAAAAAAGAAGTGACTCACTACATCTCCGAGCAGAATCGGCTGGAGAAAAAGCTCAAGCACGATCAACTCGCAAAAGGTGAACTCACCCCAAATCGATTTTGGTTCTTTGTACCTGAGGACTTAGCGCCAGAGATCGCGGTACCGACCCATGCCGGATTGGTTGTGATGACAAAGACGGGCATTCGCGAGGTCAAGGAAGCGCCTCTGCTACACAAACGAAAACTCGAGGTGGGCGATATCCACCGGCTGACCAAGAACATGATGTACCGATACTGGCAGTTTCGAACGGCAATTAACGACGAGAAGCGGAGTCAGGAACGCTACCGTGCGACACAGAGAGATGCTCAATGAGCAAGCAACAGTTGACCCCGAAACAAGCCGACGTGTTGAAGTTTATTCGACAGCACTGGATCGAACATCAAGCATCACCCTCAATCAGTGAAGTTCGAGATGAGTTTGAGTTCAATAGTTCGAACGCTGCTCAAAACCATATCGATGCGCTCTTCCGTAAGGGTCATCTGAAGCCTCGTTCGCATCGGGCAAGAGATCTGATGCCAGTTGATCTAATGGAGTTGATCAAAAAACACTACAAATAGTGATTCTAACGACATGTGTATGTTTGTCACTTAATAAGTGTTTCACGTGTAACTAGAATCAGTCTCACATTTCGAATCCTGACCCTACGGCTATGACGACTAAGACAGAGATTCTGAAACGGATTCTTCAGGTAGAAGGCGGCTACGTCAACGACCCCAACGACTCAGGTGGGGAAACTAACCACGGTATTACTATAGGCAAGGCACGTGAATGGGGATACGAAGGCCCCATGATAGACCTGCCGGTTGATACTGCCATGGAGATCTACGCCGAAGACTTCTGGCATCCCCTGAGTGGTGACGAGCTGCTCGAGATATCCCCAATCATCTGCGAAGAGATCATTGATACCGGCGTCAACATGGGGATCGGTCGCGCAGCTGAGTTTCTCCAAAAGCTACTCAATGTCCTGAATCTGCAAGGCCAGCTCTATAGTGACATCGCAGAGGACCGGGACCTTGGTCCGCAGACACTAAAAGCACTGCGCACTTACCTCACTGCACGCAGGCGGGTTGATGGAGAACGCGTGCTATATCGAATGTTGAATAGTATCCAAGGCGCGTTTTACGTTGACTTGGCTATTCGACGCGAGAAGGACGAAGACTTTATCTACGGCTGGTTTAAGCATCGGGTGCAGTCATGGCCTACCGAGACTTAATCGACCTCCACGAGCAAATCGTAGAGCCCAACGTTGGCCATGAAGCCATGGTCGCTCTCGCAGAAAAGCGTGACAACGCAAAGAGTGATGCTGCACGTCGGATGATCATCAACCGAATGGTCGAGCACAACATGCGATTGGCCAGCCACTTCGTTCATAAACGCTACTCAAACTTTAACGATCCTTATCTCGATCTCGACGATATCATTCAGCACGCCAACATGGCGTTAATGCGAGCTGCTGAGAAATGGAATCCAGAGAAGTCGATGTTCAGCACCTACGCTACCCAGTGGATTAGGTCGTTCATTCAGGATGCACTCTGCAAGCGCCACACGATTCACTTACCCCGGCAGGTACAGCGGGAGAATCCTGAGCTCATCGAAGAGTTTCAGACGGTCAGTACCGAGTCAGTCAGTGACCTTGAGTACATCGAAGACGAGTCACCAGCGATCTATCAAGAGATCCCTGAATCAGCCGTAACGAAACGACGTAAGGCAGCACAGAGAGTCATTGAGCCAGAGCAAATCGCATTGGCGTTACCCATCCAGCTTCTACTCCCAACACCTAAGCCGAAGAAAAGAAAACGGGCTGAGACTAAGCTACTTGCTGACCAACCAAAACTCAGGCAGCTGGACTTATGCTTTTCATGACTGGAACAGGCACGGTATGACGAAATGGCTACTGATCGGCTACGCGATAACAGTTTCACTCGGTCTGGCATACACCAAGATCCTGACGCTCGAGCGAGATGCTTTGAAGTATCAGATAAAAGTCATCGAGGCGTCTTATCAAGAGCAAGCCGACACTATCAAGGGCCTGACAACACTCAACACGAGTCTGGCTGCAGCAAATGAAGCTGCCATTGCCTCTGAGAGAGAGATTAATGAGAAGACGCAACGTATTGCCATTGAACTCAACAGACTTCGTTACACAGAAGCACAGAGAGCTCTTGAGGCACCTTTTGAGCGTGGCAATGCTGCTAGTAAGCGCCGTGCTGCTGCAATCATGCGCTTCACAGGCGCCGATCGAAGTGCTCAAGGTGCCAGTGATACCCAAGCCAGTTATCCCAGACGAACCAGCAGCCCCGGTAATCGAGATCCCACAACTGATCCTGATAACCGCTGAAGAGGCTCAGTATTACCGGGATATTTGTGACGACTACGAAGCTGGTGTAGCGAACTCACAACTGAGCCGTTCAGCGGCATGTGATTGGGCTGTATACGGATTCACAGTTCAGGGAGAGATCACCATGGAAGACAACCTGAACCAGATGGCTGATTACGCAGAGAAGATGAGGAACCACGCCAACCACCTGCGACAGATCATCGAGAACCTATACGAGGCAAGCCAAGTTGAATAACCCCATCATGAAGTACTTTGAGCACCCACCTCTCAGACAAAGGGAAAGTTGTTCAATACACCGAGGGTTGGCAAGTACCAGCCGGTTACACACTGATTCAAGTAAGACGCCACTATTACAAGCCTAGCCGTTGGGGCGAAAGACTAAAGTCTTAGCCGTGAACCACAAAAGAAAGCGACCCAAGAACCGCAGAGCAGGATGCCTACTGTGTAAACCGCACAAGATGAATGGCTATAAACTACTTGGACGCCAAAGCCATTCGACGAACAAGAGAGCAGGCATTGGACAAGGTTACCGATCAAGATGTTTATGACGTTGCTCAGCAGCAATCCACAAAGCTGGACCCAGCAAAGCTAAACGAAATCGCCAACCGTTGGTGTCGAGCTCGAGGGATCACCGCCAGCTTTGAAGACATCATGACGGCCATTCAGGAACGCTCTCTGAGGCAGTTGAGCTCCGGTAAGACCTACCCTTTTGTCGAGCTTAAGATCTCTTACGCAGACCCAACGAGACCAGACGAGTTCATCAAGGCGAAGGGATATGACTTTCCCGGGCCCGATGCATTCAGAATCGTCACCTGCGACCGACAGACATTCATCAGATTTGGATTGCAGGGTGCAGATCAAATTGGCGGTGGAGTTTTCCACTACGACGAGAACTGCGAGCCGGTGTTCAGCGAATGATTAAGTGGATGGATCGCGCGGTCTTTGTATCACCCATCTTCTATGCGCTGTGTACGACTGAGAAAGCCTTTTACAGCCAACTTCGGAAGATGAAGATACCGAAGGAAAACTGGCCCCCGTTTCTGCCTCAGGGAGCAGATGCGTGCACCCACATGATGGAAACAGAAAAGCATGCTGCAGCCATTGTCTGCATGCAGAAGGAACGAGGTCAAACCAAACGCGGTTACTACTCACTCTTAGTCCACGAATCAGTTCACGTGTGGCAAAGAATCCGGGAAGACATCAACGAAGACCGACCCAGTTCCGAGTTCGAAGCCTACTCTATCCAACAAATCTCCTTGAACCTCATGGAGGCATGGGACAAGCAATGAGTAAACCCATCCCCACAGGCTGCTGTGCCATCACCGGATACGGCGAAGTATACGAGCACTACACCGATGGTCTCTGGTACCCAGATGGCGAAGGTGAAGCGGTTGGAGATCCTGAAGGCGTTATCGCTTGGGTGAACCGCGAGATGGTCGACGAAATCGCAAAGCTCGACTCAGCCATGGACACCAAAGCAGCTGATGCCATGGAGATCAATAAATTCCACGACATTACAAACGCAACCGTCGTTAAGCACGGCGAGTTCAGGGAAATCGACCAATGACAAAAGAGCAACTCTTTATCGCCAGCGGCATGTTCGCTGGTGTAGGTACAGCCATCCTCTTCTTCCAAAGTGTCTGGGTTGCTCTGGGAGTCGTTTCGATCATCGCCGCACTACATTTCCAAACGCTTTACCAAAAACTCCTAGAGAGCGAATACGAGCGTTCACTCACCCCTGATTTCAAATCTCTTGGCAAACCAATACCCGGGTGTGGACCTATCGTTGGAATGGCAAGACTAAACGGCCAGATCATTGTCGCAAGACGTAATGGCGGTCTGTATACCTACCACGAAGAAACCGAAACATGGGAGATTCTGAAAGTAAGAACTGACTATTCGGTTGAGGCGAACACATGAAGTCTAAAGAACCCCAGTTAATCCAAGCCTACATAGAACACAACGGCGACATCATCAAAGCCTACCGTTCTGCTGTCCCCATGAGTAAGAACTGGAAGGACGAGACGGTCGAGAAAAAAGCACAGAAATTCTTCGACCAACCGGGCATAAGGCAACAGATAGCTGACCTCCAAGGCCAGCAAGCGCTTAAAGATCTGATCGAGAACACTTCCGATTCTGACACCTCAACTGAGGGAGAGAAAACGGAAGTCGAGACAATTACATCCACAGACGGATACAGCGTAAAAGAGCTTCCCTCACAAGAATCTGACGACACTCAACCCGAACCAGTTACCTCAAATTCAACTGAGAGCCAATCTCAGCAGCAAGAATCAAAGGAAACCCATGAATCCACGGAAGAGAACCAAGAAAGCAACATGGGCCGACCTACAAAATGGAAAGGCCAAGAGACGATCGACAAGACGCTCGAGTACATCACCGAAGGTTACAAAGCGCTCGACGAGAAATTCCCGACACGTGCTGGCTTAGCTGTAACCCTTGAGATTCACCGCGAAACGATTAACGAATGGGCAAAGATCTACCATGACTTTTCCGACGCGTTGGCCAAATTGATGGCAATTCAAGAACTTAACCTCGTGTCCAAAGGCGTTGGTGGCGAGTATAACCCGACGATTACCAAGCTGCTGCTGCAGAGTAACCACAAGCACGTAGAGCGCAGTCAAGCTGGCATTGCAGGTATCGACGGTGCACCTCCCATCCAGACCGAGAACACAACAGACGCCCGGGTGATCACCGCAGAGATGAGCGACGAGGAAGCGACTCGGGCTTACAAAGACATGATGCGGGGTAAGTGATGATTTGCCAAAAGTGCGGCAGAAAAAGGTCTGATGAGTACGGCGCTATTTGCTCAACTTGCACAATGATTGCCAATCGCAGAGCACAACCGAAACGAAAGCTAAAGATCGCGAAGAAGAAGGTTGTTGAAATCTGCGAACCAACACTATGTGACCGCCCCAGAGAAGGAGTCTTGTTGACCTGTGATACCTGCTCTCAGTTGTATCGCGGCGTTTGGAATTCCAAGTACTGCAAAGATGCCTGTCGAAAAAAGACATGGCGGGAGCGACACAAAGCAGAAGATTACCGCAAGAATGTAATCGCACGCGCCAAATCACGCGCCGCTAAGAAAGGTTGCCCTTTTCGGTTAGAGATCGCTGACCTGCCGGCCGTTAAGCCCACCCACTGCCCGGTGTTGGGTATTGAGTTGGATGTCGTCTCGCTAGACCGGATCGTACCTGAGCTTGGATATGTGCCCGGCAACGTCTGCCTAATTTCCTCCAGAGCAAACACGTTAAAGAACAACGGCACGCTCGACGAGTTCAGGGCTATCGTGGAGTACATCGAGTCCTATACCCCTTCAAGAACACATCCTTCAGATCTCATATAACCAAAACAGAGGTTCCCATGTTCCACTACTTTTTCTCAGATGGATGCTTCCGACTCTTCGGCAAGCGAGGCAGCTTGTTAGAGGTTGCCAACCATTGGGGGCTCGGCCTTTACATTGAGTTCCCATCGGATTGGCACGAGGATGGTATGGGCAAGATCATGATCAATCTCGGTTGGCCGATCATCTTCATCTCGTTTCCTTGGTTCAAGGTTTACGAAGACGATGGCCAGTGCTCAGGGCCCCAGTTTGGGTTTAGCTATTTCCCAGACCACCATGACCTGATGATCTACTACGGCAACTCCAATAGCCGCGATCAAAAGATCAAGTTCTTACCCATGCCTTGGAGCTGGTCTCATGCGAAGTGCGTGCACGAGGTACGAAATGCTGAGGGTAAGTGGACGCCATTTATCGGTAGCTGGGAGAAGGACAAGGGTAAGGATGAGCGAGTAGAGAGCACTCACAGTTACGTTTACACCTTGAAGAGCGGTGTGGTTCAGGATCGTACCGCGACGATATTCAGAGAGCGACGAATCTGGACACGCAACACGTGGTTCCCTCGTCAGATGATCCGAGAGTGCATTGACATCGAGTTCAGCGACGAGGTTGGCGAACGCACAGGTTCATGGAAAGGCGGCACCGTTGGTTGCTCCTATGAGGTGTTGCCCGGGGAAACCGACCTCGAGTGCCTGCGCCGCATGGAGAAAGAACGCAAGTTCTGATGGACTACCTCAACCCCAACTACGCAGAAGTACTCGCCAAGCGCGCACGCGTTCTGAGCCAGATGCGGGAAGATCCGGAGATGCTCAAGGCGATGAAGATCCATTACGCCACGCACCCATGGGACTTTATCAACGACTGGGGAATGCTGTACGAGCCTCGCAACGTCTCTAAGGGTCTGCCTCCGGTGTTTCCGTTCATCATGTGGCCACGGCAAATAGATCTCGTTAAGTGGATGTATGAGCGCTGGATGGCCGGTGAGCGTGGATTGGTTGAGAAGAGCCGTGACTTTGGTGTGACGTGGTTGGCCGTTGGCTTCAGTTGTTCGAATTGGTTGTTTGTCCCGGGCTTCACTGCCGGCTTTGGTTCTCGCAAAGAAGAGCTGGTTGATCGCAAGGGCGACATGAAAGCGATCTTTCCAAAGATCCGGTTCTTCCTCGACAACATTCCGCCTGAGTTCCTGCCGCAGGACTTCGACGAACGTCACCACAGCTCACGTATGAACCTGATCAACCCAACGGCTAATGCTGCGATCATTGGTGAAGCTGGCGACAACATCGGCCGCGGTGGTCGTGCATCGGTTTACTTTATGGATGAGGCGGCGTTCGTTCAGGACCAAGAGTCAGTGGACAACGCTTTATCTCAGAACACCGATTGTCAGATCGATATCTCAACACCGAATGGCAACGGCAACGCGTTCTATCGAAAGGCTCAGCGCTTCCACGGCACACCCCGGAAGTTCGTTTGTGACTGGCGAGACGATCCCCGTAAGACTGACGAGTGGTATCAGAAGCAGCTGGATGAGCATGACGAGGTAACCGTAGCCCAAGAGATCGATCGGGACTACAACGCTTCAGCTGAGGATGTGTTCATCCCAGCCAAGCACATCGCTGCGTGTATCGACGCACACATCAAGCTGGGCTTTCAGGCTCAAGGCATTAGGGTTACTGCGTTCGACCCATCAGACGACGGTCGAGACCCCAAAGGCGTACTGCATCGCCATGGCTCAGTGGTGACCCAGTGCAAGTACATGCGCAAGGGTGACATCACTCAGGCGATCCCATGGGCCATTGACGAAGGTGACGGCGCCCGCTCTCAAGCATTTACGTACGACGGTGACGGCATGGGCACACCTGCTATGAAGCTGGCGTTAACCCAAATGAATGCCGGCCGCATGAAGATGATCAATTACCGCGGCTCCGATGGGGTGGAAGACCCTGACGAGAAGTACGGCAAAGACTCCCGCCTCAGCGCTGAAGAGCTTGAGGACCTGAGAACCAACGCGGAAGAGTTTCTGAACTATCGTGCGCAAACTGCCACTTGGGTCAGGGATCGAGCCAAGAACACTTACGAAGCCATACAGAGAGCCAACAAGGGCATGCTGGTGAACTTCGACCCAGAGCAGATGCTTTCCATTAGTTCCGAGTGCGAAGAGCTCATAGAGTTTCAGGCAGAGATCTCACGGCCGAAGCGCATCATGACGCCCAATGGCAAGAAGGCGGTTGAGTCCAAGAAGCAAATGAAGTCCCGCGGTGTTGATTCACCTACTGGCTTTGATCTTCTGGTCATGGCCTTCAGCGTGAAGGTTGTGCGCGAGAAGCCAAAGAAGAAACGCAACGTGAGGCACCACCGATGAGACACCCACAGCTGCTATGGATCACCTTTAATGATGACGGCTCTATCGAATGGACTGACGACCCTGAAGAGCTCAAGAAGGGCGACGTGCCTTACCTGAAACAATCCGAGTATCTGGGCGAGATGACTAAGCTCAAGCGTGAGAACAAGAAACTTCGCAAGCGACTCAGAGACGAAAAGTAGCGCGGGTATATATACCCAATTCAAAACACCCCAAAAACGTAGGTTCTAGCAAGGTATATGGGCATTCTGACTGAAGCAAAACCAATCAAGATCTTGGACATCCCTGCTAGGTCTATCTGGGACCGTTCTACTCTGCGGCTGAGTCGATTCATCTACCACAAGACCGGCAGGCTGGTAGCAACGCCTTACAACCGATGGCTGATGACAAAGCCTCTCTGTAGAAACTCACACGCAACCGTTGTGTTCAGTCGATGGCTTCCGTACGGACATTCAAAAAATGAGCAATACTGTGAAGCAGACTGAAATCAATGCTCCAGACATGCCGCCGTTGAAGTGACCGACTAATATCCTTTGTCCAAGCAGTTGGTTGGTTCTCTAGCTACGAACGTCCTCCACTACCTTCTGCACCCCGGCAATCCCATGGCAATGGGTTGCCGGGGACCATATACACCCAAGAGAGGGGTAGGAACTGAAAGCGCCGATGCTCGTGGAAGGTTTCGAGATTGAAAAGATCAATCCCCGTAAGCAGAGAGAGTCGGGCTGACTCGGCAGTGGCTCTCGACCTAACGACTAAAGTCTTTCCCATTGAACAGCTAACAATCTTGGGAAAGGCAGGATGCATACCGCAAAAGTTAAATTTGATATTCAGGTGAGCAAAGCGAGCATCACCCGGCCGGGCAACGTAACGGCTTACTCCGATGGGGATGTTGTAAGCGGCGCAGGCAATGAGCGGTTCGTATTCGAGGCAGTCTCATCAGGCCGGGACGCGAAGTCTGGCATATTACTGAGCGCGATCATCAGATCATCTCAAGCAGCGGCCACACCGCTCGAAGGCGAGCTCTATCTGTTCAACCAAGACCCCGGTGGTGCCGTAGCTGACAACACTGCTGCTACCTTCACGGACTCACAGCTCGACGCACTACTTGGAATCGTTACGTTCCCTTCAGCCAGTTGGAGTAAAACCAACGGCAAAGCCGTGTGTTCTATTGACAAGCTCAACCTTCCCTACAGGGGTGACGGTACTCTCTATGGTGTGCTGATCGCACGCAACACCTATGCCCCAACAAACGGTGAAGCACTCTCGATCAACCTGACTGTCGCTCGGGATTAAGCGGCGGTGACCGTAGAAGCCATCTACCCTGTTGCCGTTGCATCCGCACCTGCAGTTGCGACTGGCGTCTTTGTTGTCACAGCCGGACAAGTCACGGCCATTGTGGGATTCGTTAGCGCCATCGTGCTTGCTTTGTACGGTGACATTCTGAAGAACCGGAAAGCTGATCGGCAAAAACTGGATGCCTGCGAGCAAGCCCACCAGACCAGTAACGACCGGTACATTGACCTTGCTCGAGAGGTCTCTGAGCTCACCGGAAGGGAGCAGATGGCCAAGATAGTAACGGACGAACTTAAAGGCGTCAGAGAGGAAATTAGAGCGTTAGGAGACAGGAAGTGACTGATGCAGCACAAAACATTTGGAACACGATATCCAATTGGAAGCCAAATCAGTGGCTTATCACGTTTGGAATACTCGGCATCTTTTTCTTTGGCTCTGGAGGTGTATCGATGGCCGTCGCTGGCCAGAAGTTTGGTTTCGTTCCTGCAGAGACCCACGCGCTTCTGGGTATGTTGATGTCATTTGCCATGGTTGGTCTTGGGTCATGGTACGCGAAGGAGGCTGCTCGGTATGCCTCAATCGAACGCAGCAAGGCAGCTCGGCCTAACGTACCTGTATCAGAGTTATCCCTTGAGTTTGCTCGACAGATCAAGGGATCGATACGGATGGATGAGGCTGACACATTGCGATTGCTGAAGGTTGACGCAGACAAGACCAAGTCGGAGCTGATTGAAACTCTAAAGCGCATGCGGCTACGAGAGGCAGCAGGTGATCGATCTGTCATCTATTACGACCAAGGTATGTATCACTCCCGATCAAACGATGCGACGGTGCTTGCTAAATGAGTGAAGTGTCCTACCAAGAAATTGAAGATCTGGACGAGGAACTCACCTCAGACGAGGAACTCGAGAAAGAACGTCAGCAGCGCCTAAATGCCCTTGGTTTAAAGCTCTCTGAGTCTCGCTCAGAGGCGATCGATCACCGGCAACAGTCTGGCATTGAAGACGAGTGGCTCGAGGACGAAGAGCACTACCAAGGCATAGACGACGAGAACCGCAGCGAGAACACTGCATGGAACCGAAAGAAGCCTTTGGGTCAGGTTCAGCCTTCCAGCAGCGATAAGAAAACCGGTAGTACAATCTTCTTCAACATCACACGCCCTTACTGTGATGCCGCCAGTGCCAGAGTAGCTGACATGTTACTACCCACGGATGACCGTGGTTGGGCAATAAACTGCACGCCGATTCCTGAGATGGAAGCGATCGCCAAAGGTAACTTCCCTCGCGGCTTAAGAGCGCAGATCAAAGATGCGGCCAAGAAGAGGTTCCCTAACGATCTCGAAGCTGCCAACGATGCCGCATACCACGACATGAAGACTATTCAGGCAGAGTTTGAAGCCAAGGTCGAGGAAGCCAAAGAGAAAGCCAAGCGGGCTGAACGTCGGATTGATGACTGGCATGTCGAGTGTCAGTTTCACGCTGAGATGCGTAAGGTTATCGAAGACACCAGCATTGTGGGTAACGGCGTCCTCAAAGGACCATTCACTAAGCGGGTGAAGAAGGTAGCATTCATCGACGGCGAGGTCCGGGTTCAGGAAGATCTACAGCCCATTAGCAAGCGAATCAATTACTGGAATCTTTTTCCAGCTCCCGGTTGTGGCGAAAGCATCCACGACGGTGACTTCATATGGGAGCGCGATGACATTACCAAGCGTCGTTTGCGCAGACTCAAAGGCACTCCGGGTTACATCGACTCAGCCATTGATGAAGTCCTAGAGAAAAAACCGTGCGTCGCAAGCAGCAAGTTCGAGGCTAATGTGGATTCACCTATGCGTGGTCTCGAGGTTGAGCAGGCTCGAAAGTCCCAGTACGAGATCTGGTATTACCACGGCATCATTACCAAACAGGATTTGTTGGACTCAGGCTATCAGTTTGAAGACGGCGAGTTCGAGGAGATGGAAGACTCTATCGACGGCAAGGTGACGATGATCAACAACATCGTGATCCACATCGATCTGAATCTGTTGGACACGGGCGAGTTTCCATATGACGTCATGGTTTGGCAAAGGCGCACTGGCATGCCTTGGGGTGTTGGCGTGGCTCGCCAAGTTCGAACCCCGCAGGTTGTAGTGAATGAAGCCGGGCGCCACATGATGGACAACGCTGGCTTTGCCGCAGGGCCACAGCAGCTTTTAATGGATGGCGTCATACCAGAAGACGGCATCTACGAGATGAAACCTTGGAAGCAATGGCACTTGGACGGGGACCTCGACCAAGCGGCGGTTCAGTACGCTTTTCAGTACATCTACGCCGATATGCAGCAAGGTCCTTTGCAGGCCATCATCGAGCTTGGTTTGCGGATGGCTGAGGACGTCACCGGCTTGCCGATGATCATGCAGGGCCAGACCAACGCCAGAACGCCTAATACGCTCGGTGGGATGCAGATCCAAAACAACAACGGTTCAACCGTGTTGAGACGAATCGCTCGCACATACGACGACAGAATGACTGAGCCGCATGTTCGCCGGTACTACGCATACCTGCTCCAGTACGGTGACGACGATTCCGAGAAAGGTGACTTCAGCATTGATGCCCGGGGTAGTTCTGCACTGGTAGAACGTGACCAAGAGGTTCAATCTATCATGGAGTTCTATCAGGTTGTGATGAACCCAGTGCATGGCCTTGATCCGAAGAAGTGGGCGGAAGAAGCGCTTAAGTCTCGCCGCATCGATCCTAAGCGATTGAAGTACGATGATGACAAGTGGCAAGAAACTGTTGAGCGTATGACCCAGCCTCCAGCGGATCCGCGCATCGAAATCGCACAGATGAAGATGGAGTCTGAGGACAAAGATCGTGAGATGACCATGGCGCTCAAAGAGATCGATGTCTTGGTCGACCAATTCAAAGAAGACAAAGTTGATAGCCGTCTACTACAAGAGCTCAAAACTAAGCTCTCTGATACGGTGATGAAGCTCAACACCCAGAAACAACTTTCAGGAGTGAAGTCTGTTCAGGCAATAACGCCGCCAACAGAACCCGCAGGACGCGCACCTAATGGAGAAGCGTACTCCGCATGAAAATCTGTATCGGTTGTCTAGATGTCCTAGACGACAACGAGGTGTGTCCAAGGTGCTTTCCTGAAGGCACGTTGCCCAAAGAACACTTCGTCAAACTCGTTCTACTCACATGCCCAACATGTTCCCAAAATCCAAAAGACTGGGCGCCGGTCCACCCCGATGATTTCTCAGAAGCTCTGATGGAAGCCATGCAGCGCGACGATGTGGTCCGTGCCATGGCGACAGAGCAACAGGCTATGCAAATAGATGATGTCTGGTATCGAGCGGAACAGGTCTTTGATTTGGAGCCAGCTAACGATGCGTGAGCCTAAACTCGATGCTACAGAGATCAGTTCTGGTGCAGGTAAAAAAGTCAGGGATTATGCCAACGAAAGGATGGCAGAACTCCGCAGGAAGAACGACAACACTGCTTTGACACCAGATAAAACTGCTGTGATTCGTGGAGAGATCAGCGGACTCAAACGGATCTTGAAAGAGTTGTACGGAGAGAAATTCGATGAACCTAGTAGTAGCCAAGGAAGCAAAGATGACTAAATCGGAAAAGAAAAAGATGGAAGAGCGTGAACAGCAATGGGAAGCCGAAGAAGATCTTCGAACCCTGAAGCGTGCTTCTGAGATTAGAGACGATCCCAAGCGGCTACGACGAGCTCAAGCCGAAGCCAGAAGACAAGTAAAGGCTGCTCAAAAAGCAGTTAAAGACAGCAAGGAGTAATTACCAAAATGCCTGATGAAGCACTTGAAAAGATCGCGTCCGAAGAGATGGAACTCACGGAGGAAGAGCAGGACAAGGAATTCGAGAACGCTTTTAACGGTGTGGACGATGACGAGTTCACCGATCCAGAAGAAGCCGTCATAGACGATGACGACGGTGAGACCGAGCTTGAAACCAAAACCGAAGAAGATGAGCCCGGTGGTGATGGTGAAGACGGAGATGAAGAAGAGCAAGAGACTGATCCTGAGGCCCAGCAACAGCAAGAACAAGAAGAGCAGGAAGAAGAGGAAGACATCTGGAAAGATGTGGATCCGAAGGTCAGGGGTGCTTTCGAGAGTTTGGAGAAGCGCGTCCTCAAAGCTGAAAAAACAGCTGAGAATGCGACTAAGCGTGCTTCAGGTATTCAATCAGCATTCGACAAAGCCAAGCGTCAACTCGAGCAACAGGACAATGAGAAAAAGAAACCCACTAAGTCGACAGCGAAGGCCGAAGCAGTCAAAGGCGAATTTGGTGAGGATATCCCTGCTGCCATCACTGAGGGTGTCGAGAATAGTCGCATCGACATCATGGAAGAGGTCGAGCAAAAGTACGGTAACTCAGTCACGCCTGAACAGCTCGAAGGGCTTCGAACTTCGATGGCTTTGGATGCCAAGTTTGCTGACATGGATGACCAAGCACTGATCGACTATGACTCGATACCAGACGATGAAGCCAAGGCAATCAAGGACCGCGATCAGCCTTGGGAGCGAGTGATTGCAAGTCCAGAATTTGCGGAATGGTTTGGTCAGCAAGACGAGACATATCAAGCACTTGGGGCGAGCAACAAGTTTCAAGACGTGGCAAAAGTCCTCACCGACTATAATACTTTCCGAAGTCCTCAAGACGACCCTTCGGATACGGACGGCGACGACAAGGACACTGAGGCTGAAGCCGCCGCTCAGGCAGCTGCAGCAGAGAAAAAACGAAAGCAACGTCTTGCTAGATCCGAGACACCAACTGATGGCACAGCCACAGGGTCACGGACCAAAAAAGGCAAAGAGGCTCAAGAGGAAGAGGACTTTCTTGAGGGCTTCAAAACAGGCAAGTAACACCGGCATTCGCATCTAAGCGAGTCCCGAAAGAAGTACCAGCGGACGACTACCTAAGTCCTTCGTGGGATTGAACGAAAGGTCACACGGCCTTTTTGGATTTTTCACTTAAGTTTTAGGAGTCGGCCCGATGGGACAGATCCAGCTTTATGATTCAGCAACGCCTCGGATCGGGGCGGTAAAAGGCGCCATGCTCAAGGCCGCCATGCCAAAGGAAGTTTTGGCAATTGCTGGCGATTCGCACGAAATGAAAAAGAACATGTCGGATACGATCATCTTCCGACGTTGGCTACCTTACGGTGGCTCTGCGACAGACGCCGCATCAATCAACAAATGGGAAGTGGATGTAAACGCGCACCTCACGCAAGAAGGCGTGACCGTGGATGCAGACACAATCATCCCGCAAGACAAGACAGTTCAGCTCAAACAGTACTCTGTGCTCTACAAGTACACTGACAAGGCAGCTGAGCTTTACGAAGACGACATCCCGGGTCCGATGAAGAAGCAGACTGGCCAACGCATGGGCCTGCTTCGCGAGATGATTCGTTACGGCACACTGAAGGGTTGTACTAACAAGTTCTACGCTGGTGGTACCTCACGTTCAACTGTCGACGCACGAGTTTCTCTGACTGGTTTGCGACTGGTATGTCAGTCTCTGGAAGGTAACCGCTGTAACGTAATTACAGAGGTTCTATCACCTTCACCAAACTACGGCACCTCTTCTGTTGAAGCAGGCTACTTGGTGTTCGTGCATACCAACATGGCGGCCGATATTCGTGAGTTGGAAGGTTTCACGAAGGTTGCAGACTACGGCAGCATGAAGCCAGTGCACCCTCTTGAGTTGGGTGCGGTTGATGAATTCCGATTCATCCGGTCACCTGAGCTGAACCCAATCATCGATTCCGGTGCAGCTGTTGGTGCAACAGGCTTGAAATCAACTGGTGGTTCAAACATCGACGTGTATCCAATGATCGTGGTTGCAGAATCGGCTTGGGCCGACGTTGCACTCCGCGGTCGTGATTCATTCGGTGTGACTCACCTTCCTCACAACAAGCGCGATAAGTCTGACCCTAACGGCCAGATCGGTTACGTCGGCGCCAACTTCTGGACTGCGGCATTCATCCAGAACGACGGTTGGATGGCGGTGTACGAAGTCGGCGCAACCCAGCTGGCGGCTTAAGGAGGCCCTTATGAAAATCACAGGAATGAGCGCTTGTTTCGCTGCTGGTTTGTTAACTGCAACTGGCGCTGAGACTGTCTACGACACTACGGTGGCGATTCCGTTTTCAATCGACGGCAAGCTTTACAGCAAGGCCGCTGTTGCCAACGGTGCGACACCTACCTCAGATGGTGACGGCAATGCCTTCGCCACTCTGGCAGCAAGTCAGGGTTGTGTGATGCTCTGGTGTCTCAAAGCAGACGGTACGGTTGGTGTATTCCAGTCTGATATCGGATCGCTTGACGGTTCGGATGAGTTTGACTCTGCGGAGCTTCCAAACTTCCCGACCTACGACACTGAAGTTTGGGTGCCTTTTGCCTACATGGTGTTGAAGAACGGCGCTGCCGGTTCGACCTTCACCTTCGGCTCAAGCAACTGGAACGCCACAGGCATGACTGTCGCGATTCAGGACATCAGCACCCTGCCTTCACGACCTCAATCGTCTTAACCGCGTGATTGCCCCTTCGGGGGCACTTCACTCTGAATAGGAGAATCACATGAGAAAGTTTGATGTACAGCACATCAATCTGCATGGCGCTCTACGGTTAAGAGCCGGTGCAAGAATTGTCGTCAAGGAAGCTGACGGCACTGAAAGCGAGGTCGACTCAAGTCTGCTGGGCAACCTGTTAGGTGCTACCCGTGTCGCTACTCTGACAGAGGCAAACACTCTGACAGCTGCTGATAGCGGAAAGGCCTTCTACCTCGACGCAGCAGGTGGTTTTGATACCACGCTACCGGCACCAACTGCAGGCGTTCGTTATCGATTCATTGTCGCCACAGCTCCAACTGGTGCTGACTACGGCATTGCTTCTACTGCCCAGAGTTTTGTTGGAGGCATCAACGAACTCGAAGTGGACACTGCGAACGACGGTCCGTATTCAAACGGCGCCGACTCACTCGAATTTAAGGCGAACTTCGCTTCTCAAGGCGACTGGGTAGACATCGAATCCGATGGAAACAAATGGTATGTCACTGGCCAGACTCGTCTGGATGGTGGCTTGGCATTCACAGCAATCTAAACCCCTCTTTGCGGCTCTCTCAGGGCCGCTTTTTCTTTTAAGGCTCTAACTCATGGCAGGAAAAAAACTTACTAACGCAGAGCTTCAAAAGCGCATGGAAGAGCAATCTTCGGTCACGGATGACCGTTTGGAGACCGTAGAAACTACCCTCACTGAACTTGGCGATGCAGTCGGATCTATCCAAGAAAGCGTCGAATCTCAGTTCGCAGAGGTACTGAAGTCCATTAAGGCGATCAACAACCCTGTGTCGATCAACACCTCACGTATCGAGGCTGACGAGCATCTTGGCGGCGGAGGTGTTCGAAAGTTCGAGCATGAAGGTCGACTTAATGATGACGATATCGACGTTATTCAACCTGCTGAACGTTCAGACGTTGGGTCGCCAGAGTTTAAGAACAAGATGGAAGCGCTGCAGTTCAACGAGCAAGAATTGCTGGTGTACATTCAAGACGGCCAAGAAGACCGAGTGTTTTCAATCACCGTTTCTGGCGAAGAATGCATCTTCGTAAAAGGCCGCAAGCATATTGCGAAACGTAAGTTTGTCGAAGGTCTGGCGCGAGCTAAGCCACTGCATTACAGCAACGAGTTGTTGAAAGATGCTCAAGGCAATGACTTCTATCAACATCGAGAGAGCGAGCAGCTTCGTTATCCTTTCTCTGTCGAAAAGGACCCTGCCGGTGATTTTGGTAGAGCTTGGCTCCAACGCATCCTGAAAGAGCCTTAATGAAGTGTCGACTCTGCTGGAGCTCTTTCAAGATACCGTACGCGAATGCGGAATCACTACTGAAAAACCGTCTACCGTTCTGAATCAGACTGGCGAGCTCTTGCAGGTCCTTCACTGGATCAGCGATGCATATGTCGAGTTACAGAGATTACGGAATGGCAACTGGCTCTGGCTAAAGCGGGAATTTACCTTAAACACCGTCGCTGAAGATGATACTTACGCTTACGGTGATTGCATTGACGTGCTTACCGGCGCAGCGATCGATCGTTTCAGAGATTGGTGCTTGGATGATCCGTACGACCCACCTCGCATTTACCTTCAGTCTGCTGGTGAATCGACTAAGACTCGAATGACCAGCATTCGATTCCACGAGTATCGCTCGCTCTATGGTGGCAGCTCTCAATCCAGTGCCTTCCCTCAGTTCATTGCCGTCGACAACGATAAGAACCTAAAGCTTGGAAACAAGCCAAACGATGTTTACGTGGTTTCGAGCTGGTTTAAGCGCGGGCCTCAGGTGCTTGCGTTTAATGAAGAGAGCGATAACGAAGTAACACCTGAGATGCCGGATCATCACGAACTGATTGTTTACGGCGCGATGAAGAAGTACGCCTTTTTTAACTCTGCGCAAGAATTCATGGACCGGGCAGTGATGGAAAGTAAACCTTCCATGAAAGCGCTTGAGCGTTCTCAGTTACCAAGCATGCGGGGTGCGAGGCCGTTAGCCTAATGCGCCAGCGCAGACCATTGCCACAGCCTAGCCAAGAGTACATTCCCTTCAAGGGCGGCTTAGACTTACTCACTCCTTCTTGGCAGACCAAGCCCGGTGTGCTTCGTGAGTCCCAGAACTTCGAAGTCGGCATCTTTGATGGATACGATTCAATCATCGGCTACGAGCGATTTGACGGCCGCTCAAAGCCAAGCGATGCACCGTACGCGATCTTAAATGCAAACATCACTGGCACATTCGCAGTAGGTTCGGTGGTGACTGGTTCAAGCTCCGCAGCCACAGCAACGGTTCTCGCAACCGGGTCTTACAACGACCAATCATATCTTGCACTCACGATGATCACCGGCACGTTTGTTGACGGAGAGAACTTGACCGTCTCTGCCATTATCCAAGGGACAGCATCTGGAACTCAGATTATCGACGGTGCCTCTACCGCTCAGCTGGCGGCGCTTTACAAGCATCTTGCAGCAGATGTCTATCGTTCACTGATATCGGCTCCAACAGGCTCAGGGAGCTTGCTAGGGGCTTGGATGCTGGACGATGTGAAATATGTTTTTCGAAACAATGCTGGGAACACCGAGGCGCTTCTTTGGAAAAGTACCTCTGCTGGGTGGGTGCAGGTTTCATTAGGATTCGAACTTGAGTTCACTTCCGGCAGCGTTGCTGTCAATGAGGGGGACACGATCACGGGGTCTGTAAGCGGTGCCACTGCGGTGGTCACTCGAGTGGTTATCGAATCTGGTTCGATCGGCTCTGGTGATGCCTCTGGAAGATTCATCTTTTCATCTCAAACCGGCACCTTTGCATCAGAGAACATCGATGTCGGCGCCTCATCCAATGTGGCCACCATCTCAGGTAACAGCAGTGCGATCACGATGTTGCCAAACGGTCGCTTTGAGATGATCACCAGCCAGTTCAACGGCGTTGATGATCGTATTTACGGATGCGATGGTGAGAACCGAGGGTTTGAGTTTGACGGCACGGTGTTTGTTCCAATCAATACAGGGATGGCTGCCGACACTCCGACTCACGTGGTTGCATTTAGGAATCACCTGTTTTTTGCCTTCGGTGGATCAGCACAGCATTCGGCGATCGGGAATCCTTACAGTTGGTCATCGGTCTTGGGTGCAGGCGAGCTTGCACTGGGAGAAGCGATCACAGGATTCGAAGAGCAGCCCGGTGATTCGACAGTGGGTACGCTTGCGATATTCGGCAGGAACAGCACTCACATGTTGTACGGAACATCGTCTGCCGACTGGAACTTAGTTAAGTATCGCGATGAGATTGGCGCCTACGCCTATTCTATCCAACAAGTGACAGGAACCATCCTGTTGGATGATCGGGGCATCAGCGTGCTAAGGACAGCTCAAGAGTTCGGCAACTTCTTGCATTCCTCTATTTCCGAGAGGATACAGCCGTTCTTGGTCGAGCGTCGCCGACGTGTCGCTGACTCATGTATTGCCCGGGACAAAAACCAGTATCGATTATTCTTTACCGATGGCTACGGTTTGTATGTGACCATGGATGGACGAAAGGTTATGGGCATCATGCCCGTTTTATTCCCCAACCCAGTCACTTGCATGTTCTCGTTAGAGAATTCAACTGGCGAAGAGGAAATCTTCTTTGGCTCGACAGATGGGAACTTGTATCAGTTAGATAAAGGCACGTCATTCGATGGCGAAAACATGGAGTGTTTCTTCACCACTCACTTCATGCACTTCAACTCTCCACGGGTATTGAAGCGATATATCGATGCCATCTTCGAGATCCAAGGCGAAGGTTACTCAGAATTCAGCTTTACGTTTGAAGTTCAGTACGGCGCTTCAGATAGAGCCCAGCCCGGATCGCAGAGTGTGTCTATCGACCTCTCTAGTGCTCGCTGGGACGCTTTTACGTGGGATGCATTCTTCTGGGACGGAAAGACAATTAAGCCGTCAAGAGCTCGTCTCTCAGGGACAGGCGTGAATATCTCGATGACTGTCAGAAGAAATTCTAATTATTTTGCGCAGGCGAAGTTCAGCGGCGCGTTTTTGCAACACCTTCCTCGAAGGATTGAGAGGTCCTCATGAGTAATCTGTTTTACACTCCATCCGGCGTTCCATCCACTAGCTCTCAAGGCGCAAGCGCCAGTATGCGAGCTGAGTTCATCTCGATTGAGCAAGGCTTTGACAAGCTACCAACTCTGACAGGTATGGCTGGCCGTGTCGTGCTGGTTAATGCAGGTGAGACAGCGCTTGAGGCGAGCGATAGCATAACTTTGTCTTCTTTGAATGTAAGCAACGCTGAGATCGATGGCGGCACCATTGACGGAACCACCATCGGAGGCACAACCCCAGCAGCGGCCAGCGTCACGACTTTGGATGCGAGTGATTTAGTCAGTGCAACTAAAACCTCAAGCGGCGCGGAAGTTAAGGTTCAAGAGTTGCGAAATAATGCAACTGCCACCAATACGGCTGTCATGCAGAAGTTTGTCAATTCTACAGCGGCAGGAAGCAATAGCGGCTCGGTTGAGTTGGTGGCGACACGAACAGGAACGAATACCGGCGAATACACTATTCGTGTGGCTGATGCTTCTGCGGTTATGCAGGATGCTTTGAGCTTAACATCAGGCAACGCCACGTTTAGCGGTAATAACACAATCCAAGCCTCCCACCTATTTTTTGACGGCGCTGGTTCCGCCGCAACCTTGTCTGCCAACGGCGACGCTATGGCATACGGAAGTGCCGCAAACGGCCTACTCCTTAGAGGTCAGGGTTCTGTATATGACGTAAGTCTATTCAATAGCTTGGGAGCTTCTTACCTTCAAGGTTATGCAGGAACGAGGAACCTCAAATTCGGGGGAACAAGTCAATGGGGTGTTTTCAGTTCCGCTGGCTCAGATAACGGTAAATCCATTAATACCGCCGGAATCACCGACAGTTCTCGACTAGGGACCGCCGCCACATCTCACTATCGGTTCTATAACCCCAACGGACAAGTAGGCGCAATCAACACAAGCGGCACTTCCACAAGTTTTGCTACAACTTCAGACCCCAGGGCAAAGTCGGAATTTGTTGCTATAGATGATTCCCTCGCTGCCTCTATGGTCATTGAGACTGTAGAGAACGGGTGGCTCGGTGTCTTTGAATTCCTAGACAAAGATGGAAACCCTAACGGCGAAGCCATTGCAGGCTACAACGCTCACGCACTAATTGATAACCAGTATACTTATGGCGGCACAGAAGGAGAAGGACCAAGGGATGCCGAGTTAGGTTCTGTTTTCGAGCCTGCAGTCATCGGTCAGCGCCCTGTGATGGTTCCAGAGATGAAGCCTGTATTGGACGAAGACGGCGAACCGACAGGCGAAGAGAAGCCCACAAGTAACATGATCGACAGCGGTGAAGTTGAAGATTATGAAATTGAGCCTGCTAAGATAGTAACGCCCGCAGGTGTTGACCAATCTAAGCGTGTGCCTTTGCTTGAGGCAGCACTATACAACGCTCTGAAGCGAATCGAGGCGCTTGAAAGTGCATAAGGTCTACCACGTCCCCAGATGGCTCCTGTTAGGGAATAACGGGACCGCATGGTTCCCCAATATTTCATTGGTTGCCAATGACATGCCGGGCGCCAGAGGAGACAGGTACAGGATCACGAGCTAATCCACCAGATGCAGCAAGACGAGCTTGGCTATTTTGGCTGGGTGATCAAGTACCTCGACTTTTACTTCGAGTATGGGTACAGAGCGAACCCTTTTGAATTGGATGCTTGGACTTGGGAGCGGGACATAACGAATAGCCAGCGCGGTATTGAGCATCAAAACACCTTCGCAGCTTGGCTGACTAATATCTGTCGAAAGGACAGACAGTTAGAACATACGGATGGCGACAGCGAACCTGACCAAGCCACTTGAACCCGCGAAGATTGAACTAGACCCACAGGATACTGTTGAGGGTAGAGTTGCGTCGATCATCGACAAAGACTCACCGCTTCAGCAACAGTCTGAAGCTCGGTCTCTTCAGCGATCAAACCAGCGTGGCATCATCAACAGCACTATGGCTATTACAGCCGGCCGTGCCGCTGACTATGACGCATCGTTACCGATCGCTTCCCAAGATGCGCAAACTTCCTTTGCGGCCAAGCAAACCAATGCGGCCAACGAGCAGCAAAGCTTCATGGTGGATAAGAACAGCGAGGCAGAATCTCGCTTGTTGGCTGAGCAAGGGGTCATCAATCAGAGACTCGATACTAACCGAATCAATTTAACGGGTGAGCAAGAACGGAAAACCATCGGTGCTCAGACGGATGCCCAATCCCGCTTGCAAGCCGAGAAAGGCACTATCGACGAGCGTCTGGACACGAATCGCATCAACCTGACTGGCGACCAAGAGCGAAGGACCATTGGCGCCCAGACAAACGCACAGTCTCGATTGCAACGCGAGCAAGGCGTGATAAATCAGCGTCTGGATACCAATCGCATTAACCTGACTGGCGACCAAGAGCGAAGGACCATTGGCGCCCAGACAGACGCACAGTCTCGATTGCAACGCGAGCAAGGCGTGATAAATCAGCGTCTGGATACCAATCGCATTAACCTGACCGGTGAGCAGGATCGCAAAACCATCGGGGCACAGACAGAATCCCAGTCTCGTTTGCAGCGAGAACAAGGTGTCATCAACCAACGTCTCGATACGAACCGTATCAACCTGACAGCTGAGCAACAGCGAGCGACAACCGCGGCTGAGATACAGGCACGGACTGAATCTGAATCTCGATTGATGTCTGAGAAGGCTGATATCGACAAGCAGATCATTGCCGCCGAAGGTCAGCAACGCGAGCAGCTGATCGAGCGCCAAGGTCAGATCGACGGTGAACTGCAACGTTCGGCAGATGAACGCCGGGCACAGATTGAAAGTGACTTACTGGACCAGCGCAGTCAGCTCGAGCAGGAACTCGAAAACCTGCGTGCAGACAATCAGAGTCGCCTGACTGAAGAGCAGCAAAATCGAGCGGGAGAAATTGAACAACAACTCAACGCCCAGCGTGGTGCAATCGAAGAGACACTGACACGTTTACAAGGCCAGCAGCAGCTTGAACTTCAGGGTCTTCGAGGTGAACAGTCTTTGCAGCTCGCGACCTTAGAGGGTGAATTCCAGAGCCTGATGCAGGCGAACCAGTCTGCCAGTGTGTTCTTCTCCCAGACCAGTGCCAGCATGGCAGAGATCTTGGCGAACGATCAGATTGGTGCCAGCGAGAAACAGTCGCTCATCAACAAGCAGATTGAGTTGCTGGAGAACGGTTTGGTTGTCATGGGCAGTGCAGCGAACGTCGACTTTGCAGGGTTGTTGGATTTTGGTACGCAAATCAACACCGGCACAGGATCTATCAACGTCGGTGCCAACGGCAACATCAGCGTGCCTCAAGTTGGTCCTTCATCTCGCCGTGTTGGCTGGATGGGCATGGGTCGATAGGTTTGGGTGTCCGCATGGCAACATTTGAAGACTATCCCGCTGTGGCACGTCTCGGTATGGAAGCGCTACGAGCAGATCCGATCAAGGGTCAGCGTCCGAGCTGGGAGAAAGTCGACAAGTTGGCCCAAGAAGTTGTCGTGGATCCTAACAACTATTCCGCGGTGTACGAGCATGAGGGTGAGATTGTCGGTGCTGTTTCTGTGCTGGTGCACCCGGCGATGGTATTCGAACGCCACCAAGCCAGTGTCGTGCAGTTCTATTGCAAGAAACAGGGCAAAGGTATTTGGCTGCTGAAGCACTTTCTCAAGTGGGCAAGAGCCCAACGAAAGATCAAATCCATTGTGTTCACACTGGAAACCGGCGCTGACGAACGCATTGGAAAGTTACTGGAACGGCTAGGACTGAGCAGTGAGATGCCGGTCTTTGTGGAGTGGAGATGAACGGCGACTATCGAAAAGACCTCACTTTGGAGCACCTACGTGAAGTGCTCCACTACGATCCTGAAACTGGAAAATTCACTTGGATCGCGAGCATAGGAACTAAGATTCGTCCGGGTCGTGAGGCAGGTTGCAAAAATCACGGTTACAAATTGATCCGGATCGACAAGGTTGCTTATCGGGCGCACCGATTGGCATGGCTTTATATGACAGGCAAGTATCCTGAAGAGGAGATTGATCACGTAAATCAGGTAAAGGACGACAACAGGTTTGAGAACCTAAGGCCGGTATCGAGAAAACAAAACATGAAGAATCTACCATCCTATCGCGCCAATAAGAGCGGGGTTACCGGTGTAATTTGGATTGAACGGCTTAAAAAGTGGCGCGCCTCAATTAGGCACGACGGCAAAAACAAATATCTCGGCATATTTGAGAATTTGGAAGATGCACGACGAGTTCGTGAGCAAGCTGAACGCCATTATGGATACCACCCAAACCACGGGAGAAAAGCCGCATGAGCAAGTTAGTTAAGGGGGTAACAAAGGCAGTTAAGTCCGTTGTGCGTGGTGTAAAAAAGGTTTTTTCTAAAATTACATCATCCACCATCGGAAAGGTGCTGATTGGTACAGCGGCTGTATTCCTCGGAGGCGCAGCCTTGGGCTTGTGGCAAAGCCCGTTTGCTGGGATCAACGGTGCTCTTGCTGGTGGGGCAAAGAGTACCGCATCGAATGTCCTCACCGGAGCAGCGACAGAGACGGCAGCGACAACAGCTGCGACGACGGCCACGGGTGCCAGCTCAGGTATTGCCTCTAACGGCATCATTGCAGACTCGATCTCCAAAGCGGCTGCGGGTACCGTTGATTTCGGTGTAAAAGAAGCCACAAGCTCTGCCCTATCGAGTGCTGCACAGAGCGCGGTTTCCTCTGGCGCAACTGCGACGGCTACCGAGACCGCGAAGAATGGAATCATTGCCAAGATTCTGGATGGCGGAAAGAAGGCCGCGACTTGGGCAAAAAACAATCCGAAAACGGCGTCGACGATCTTTTCAGGTATTGCGGCGGCTGCTGGCCCTGATGAGTTAGATATCTTGCGCGAGCGTAAGAAGCTTGAGGACGAAGAGCGCGAGAGACGCCGCCAGAACCTTGATGTCACTGACGTGAGTCTTAACATGGCCCCGCGATCTAATCGCCTGAGACGGTCAAATGGACAGCCTGTGTACGACCAGCAAACGGGTGGTCTGATCTACAGCAGAATGCGAGGTGGCGTTTAAGTGGAAACGATTAACGAACGCATGAAGGCGGGACAGCCGTCCGAAGAACAAGCACCTCAGGAGCAGCAGCCCACCGATCCAACTGCGGTGACTCCAGAAGAGCAGCAGGCTTACGAGCAGGTTGTGCTGGCTGGCGTGAAGATGTTGACGGACGACGCCACTCACCAAGGGATCCTGCAAATGCTTCAACAAGGTGCGGATGTACCAGCTGAAGCGATAGCCAAGGTCACCACCATGATTGTGCTTCAGATTGACGAGCAGTCAGGTAACAACGTCCCTGAGGCAGTCATCCTGCCTGCTGCGGGTGAGATCCTCGAAAACGTGGCCGAGTTTGCGTCAAAGATGTTTGAGGTGAACCAGCAAATCATCGATCAGGCCACAGACATTATGGTGATGGATCTGGCCCAAGAGTATGGCGTGGAAGCTGGTGACGTTGAGGAAATGATGGCGATGTTCAGCGAGGAAGAGATCAACGAAGCGAAGACTGCCCGGGGTGTCCAACAACCTGCGGGAGGTGCTGCATGAGCGGCATCATTAAGAAGTTTCTTCGAGGTGCGGCCGGCAATGCGGCTGAGGTCTCTCGTGAAGAGCTCAAGGCACAGATTCTTGCCGATCGCGATAGTCGGTTGGCTGCACTTCAGTCTGCTCGTCAGGAAGATCAGCAAGAGTTTCAGGCTGAACAAAATGAACTAAGTCGAGAGGCACAGGCCAACAGTCCGCAAGCGCAACTCGCAGGCATGAAACTTGAAGACTCCAAAGCCAAAAAGGCGCTCGTAGAGAAGATCAATAGTACCGAGGACCTTGAGGAGAAGAAGAGACTCACAGAGGAACTTCAGCTCATGTCAGGCAACGTTGAGAAACCAACTGCGCGACAGAGCGATGTTGAAGCACTCGCCGCTGACAAGAACATCACAAAATCCGAGGCATGGGATTTCTTAAAAGGTAACGAACAGCAGGCTGTTTTCAGCGTATTTAACTCACTGCAGAAAGAGCAAGAGGCAAACAGTCGACTGCGGCCGGGTAAACCCGGTTACCTGACAACCGAAGAGATGCTAGACAAAGCATTTTTGATGATTGAATCCCGCTCCAAGAAGAATAGAGACGAAGACCCCCTCGGCCTCCGCAAATAGGTTCATGAATGAACATCTCAAAAATTCGAGAGGAGTACCCCCAGTACTCTGACTTGTCTGATCAGGAACTCGCTGACGGATTCCATAAAAAGTTTTACAGTGACATCGATAAAACAGAATTCTATAAGTCTATTGGGTTTGATCAGCCCAGTGCACCAGTACCCACAGCCGATAGCTCGGATGATGAACGAGGATTCCTTAACAACGCTGTTCGTGGCGCTACGGAGCGAGCCTCTGATCTATTGTCCAATTTCTTCGGCGCAGCCGGTACCGCGGCAGACGCCCTTGAGGAGAAGCTGCAGCTGGGCGGTTTTGTCTATGATGACCAAGGTCCTCGATATCTGAAGAGCGATCAGTTCGCTCAGTTTCAACAAGAGAACAATTCTGACGGTGCGCTCAATAGCGCATCCGAATCGTTTGAGAGCTTTTCGGCAGATTACGTACCACGCGAGACGTGGCAGGCCGTCAAAGATTCCTATTTTGAGAACGGTGCCCTAAGCGCTTCCACTGCGGGGCAGGTTCTTAGCTACGGTCTCGAGCAAGGCATTAAGTCAGTACCTGACATGGTGAGCGTGATGCTCAGTCTTCCAGCTTATGTAATTTCCCGTGCCGGCGAGATCGGTGAAGAACGCGCGATTAATAAGGGCAAATCTGATGCCGAATTGGTAGAAATTGTCGAGGCGTTACCAGCTGCTTTGGGTAGTGCATTGTTCGAGCGTATTGGTGCCAAAGGAATCGTCAATGCAGGCTCAGAAGCCGCGGAGGCAGTTGGCAAAGAAGCGCTGCAATCCGGTTTCGCCCGGGTCGCAAAAGAAGGTGGAAAGGCAGCAACCAAAGAGGCAGCGACTGAAGCATTTCAGGAAGGCGTGATCGAATATCTTGGGGAAAAACTCGGTACCGGTGCCGAGATGTCATTCGCAGAGGCAGGTGAACGAGGCTTAGCTGGCGCTCTCGCTGGCGGAGTGTTCGGTGGTGTTGCGGGCAGTGCAGTTGCATCCGGACGTGAATTAACGAATGCGATGCGAGATAACGAGATTGCTGCCACCAAAGATGTGATGGAGGCAGAAACGCTTGATGATGCTATCGCGGCCGCAGAGGAAGTCGTCGACGGAGTACCAACACCCGAGGAAGCTATTGCCGAACTCGAGGCTGAGTTAAACAATGCCGGACCCTCTATTGAATCCGAGTTTGCTTCTGAGCCGACTATAGAGAGCGAACTACTTGACGCGGAGACACAGGCGGTCGTTGACGATGTGGCTGGCGCAAACGATCAAACCCCAACGGCAATGGAACTGGCGTTTCAACAAGCTCAGTCAGAGCAACGAACTGAGGAGCAAGCAGATGTACCAGACACTGAAACAGAAACGAGCGTTGATGCACAACCTGATCGAGCAAATGCAGCAGAGACTGGATCCGACTCCATCGACAGCAATCGATTTCAACGAGAAGAGATTGACCGTGCAGGAAATGACGCCGCCACATCCCCGAACAATGATCTCAAAGAGCCTACCGAAGCCCAACGTGAGGCAGGTAACTTCAAGATGGGCCACACAAAGGTCGGAGGGTTTGATATCACGATTGAATTTCCGCGTGGATCGACCCGTAAAGGAAAAAACAAGGAAGGTGTTGAGTGGGAGCGGACTCTTGAATCTGACTACGGTTACATAAAGCGAACCAAGGGTGCAGACGGTGAAAACGTCGACGTCTTCATAGGTGAGAACCCAGAGAGCGATAAGGTTTTTGTCGTTGACCAAGTGAGTCCAGACTCAAAAGAGTTTGACGAGCAGAAGGTCATGATGGGCTTTGATACCAAACAGTCTGCACGTGATGGTTACCTCGCTAACTATGCAGAAGACTGGCAAGGCCTTGGCGCCATTACCGAAATGACACAGGACCAGTTCAAAGACTGGGTGAACAACGGCGATCTGAGCAAGCCTGTCAGTGATATCGAAGGACAACAAGAGATTCTGCTTTCTCGCTCTGGTGTTCCATTTAAGTCTGAGCGCTCTGCAAAGCTCTCTCAGACGTTTAAGGCAAACCCTGAAGCGAATGTGGTTCCAGTAGATGGAGGCTTTGGAATAGCGCCACAGAGAGCCGGTGGCGATGTTGAAGCATCGGCAGTCGCGAGTCTGAGAACTGGTGGGTTGGTTCGGACCGCGGATGTTGCTGACGCTCAGGCTCTAGAAGTTGAGACCAGCCCACAGAAAATCGTTGCTTCCATGCGTGAGCACTTCAATGTGCCTCTTCGCAAGGGGCGGCTTAGCATGAGAAAAGCTGCCGGCACCCATAACAAAAAGACCGGTGTGATTCGTCAGAAGAACATGGTTGATCTTGAGGTGTTCAGTCATGAGCTCGGCCATGCGCTTGAATCTCGGTTTGGAGAGAAGCTGACTGCTTTGATCGGCGCCAACGAAAAAGAAATCGCGCCATTGTCTTACGACCCCCTTCTGCCGAAGGAGCAACTCCTAAGGGAGGGGTTTGCTGAGTTTTTCCGAATCTATGTGACAAACCCTCAATGGGCTAAGCGTAATGCGCCCCAGTTTGAAAAGCAGTTTTCGGAGTACATGACTCAGGTATCGCCTCAGGATCTTGCGCAGATACAAGCTGCCCAAAAGGTTTACGAAGACTATTTGGGCGCGTCTTCTGAGACAGCCATCAAAGGCAGCATGTCGACAACCGACAAAGGCAACATCTTTCGACGGTTCCAGCTCGCAACAAAGCCAAAGGCACTAGGCGAGAACCTGCGCGCTTGGGGAAACGACGTGTACACGTCTTTCATCAACCGGCAGCATCCCATCTACATGGCTGTGAAGCAGCTGGAGAAGATTCACAACAGTAATGCAAAGTCGCGACTCAATCTGAAACGTGCTGATGATGCACACGTACTAGCGAGACTAGCAGTTGATGCGTTCTCTGCAGGTCAGGTTCAGCTCGAAAAGGGAGTCATCGCCTACGACGGCATCTATCCAGAGGGCCCAAGTTTGCAGGGAGCGATCCACAAAGCACTCGATGGGAACTTCTCTCAGGACAAGGTCAAAGACTTTGGCTCATATCTCATTAGTCGAAGGGCCATTCACGAGTGGAACAACTACGCAGAAGGTAAGATCAGAAACCGTCCTACGCTTCAAAGCAAGAAAGATCACGAAAACAACATCGCGACGATGGAAAGTGAGAACAAGTCGTTCAAGGAAGCTGCCGAGGATCTTTACACATTTTTGGAAGCTCATTGGAAGAAGAAGTTCGACGCAGGCCTGATTACTGCCGAGCAGTATCAAGAAGGACTGGACAATCACAAAGATTACGTCCCTTTCATGCGCGATCGTTCAGACCTGACGGAAACCGGTGGCGGTGGTAGCGGCGGTGAAGGAACCGGCCGCAACAGTATTATGAAACGATTCGAGGGTTCAGATCGGGACATTATCAACCCAATAGAATCGATCATGAGCGACGTGTATCAAACAGAATCGATGATCAAAACTAACGATGCTCGAAAGGCGCTTGCTGACCTTGCCGACGTGGCTGGCTATGGCAGCGGTACCGTGATCGAGAGAATCCCTGATAAGGAAATGAAACAAAGCACCTATTCGGCTGATCAGATTAAGAGTGCTATCAAGAGTCAGGTTGCATCGGAAGGCATGAGTGACCGGGATGCCCAAAGCCTTGAGACTGTATTGCTGGGAATCGACGACCTAGACCTCACATCCGTTCACATGTACAAACCGGGCGAGATTAACGAACGTGGCGAGCCAATCATCTACGTCTGGAGAAATGGCCAGAGAGAGGCTTACAGACTTGCTGACGGCGATTTCGGCTTAGCATTGTATGAAGCGATAACTGGGATCAATAAAGAACAGGTTGGTACACTAACGAACCTTTTAAGTGTTCCAGCGCAAATGATGAGGCTCGGTATTACTACTGAACCGACGTTCCAATTAACGAATACCATTCGTGGCGAGCTGACTGCTTGGGCGTTAAACCCAGACTATCGGCCCGGTGTTGATTTCATGAAGGGTGCTAAGAGTGCCGCAATGTTCGATGAGCAGAAGCAGGCTTACATTGGTGCTGGTGGAATGATGGGAGGTATCAACACATCATCACTCTCTGCAAAACGCGCACAGAAGGATATTGAACAGCTTTCCCGAGACGGAATTGATATCAAGAGAGTCTCCTTTAGAAACGTCCTGACCTTGTCTGAGTTCTCAGAAAGCGCGATGCGAATCGGATTGTTCAGAACTACTTTCAAGGAGGCCAAGAAGCGAGGACTCAGTGATAAACAGGCAGTAATTGAGGCTGCATTCACCGCCAGAGATATCACCGACTACTCTATGGTCGGCTCAAAGATGATGGGGGCACAGAGACTCGTTACTTTCCTTGGCGCAGCTTTGAAAGGTATCGACAAGTTCGCTAGAACAATCGGTGGCTCTGGATCGTATCAAGCAGCTCTGGATGCATACTTCAAAGGGCAAGACCAAGAGACTTTGTCTGATGTCGATAAGAAAAATCTGAAAGCAGCTCGTGGTGTTATGGTTTGGATGATGTCAGCTGGATTGGCAGGCGCTGCTCTTACGGCTCTCTACACCGATGACCCGGAGTACCAAGAAATCTCAGAGTATCTTCGTGCAACTCATTGGATGCTGAGGGTTGGTGATCGATGGTTGGCGATACCGAAACCTTTCCAAGAGGCAATTCTCTCCAACATCTTTGAACGGGCTTACGAGGCTCATTACCATCAAGATCCAGAAGCTTTGGGCAGAATGCAACGAAGTGTTATGACGACAATCGGTCCACCAATGGTGCCGGTGATTCTGAGACCCGGGATTGAGCACTTCGCCAACAAGTCCATGTACAACGGAATGCCTCTGATCTCTCAGAGGCTCAAGGGACTGGAAAAAGACCAGCAGTACTATGCATGGACCAGTTCTTTCGCCAAACAGCTTGGGAAGGCTGCTGGAGTCTCTCCGATCCTGATTGATCACTACATCACGTCTTGGACTGGTACCGTTGGCCGAACAGTGTTGAGAGCAACAACTTCTGCTGATGAGAACGCACCTGCAGATGGCCTTGAAGACATGATGATCATTTCTCGGTTCGTCCGAGACTGGACTCGCGGCGCGGTATCGAATGAAGAGTTCTATAAAAAGATGGCTGATGATGGTGGTAAGCTCAGTGCCAAGTACGCGACCTTCAGAAACTTTGTACTCAACGATGAGAATGATGAGGCTCGCGAGTATCTGGCTTCGCTTTCGGATGATGAAAAGACGTTTATCGGTGCAAAGTTTTACGCCACATACCATCCAAAATCCAAGTCTCAGGCCAACTACCACCCAATGGTCAGGGCTGAAAAAATCGTTGCCAAACTTTACGAGGTGAGAAGAAACGTTCGGGAATCTGAATCCCTAGAATCAGAGCAGAAAAGGCAACTCGATGATGCAATATCTGAACGCATTGTTCATGAGTTCAGGAACTCGATGATAGCTTCCCAGCAACCCGGTTACACCAAGAGAAAAATTACGGCTCTCGAAGAAAACCTCAGAAAAATATCCCATGTTTCAGAAAGGGTAGCGGAGGAAATACTGGATCATGAGTACAAATACCCTGCTTTTGAACAAGTCAACGAAGACTACGCGATCTTGAAAGAAGACATGCTGGGTTTGGCCCAAGACATCATTGACGACGATACAGATATCGATCTAGATGATGCTAATCCTCTGGACTAGGTACTTCTTCCTCATTCGATACTTTAACTTTGCCGGACCCGTATATGATCCAAACATCTCCAGTCTTGCGGTCGAGCAATAGGTCTTTGCCATGAATGTTGTACCTATCGTTCCCTGAGCCCTCGTACATAAAGATCGCGGCAATACCGAAGCCAACGAGGAAGGCGAGGAATGCGATTTCAAGCTTAGACAAATCTTTCATAGATGACTCCCAATCAGAAAAACAGAGTTCGACCAATCTCCGTTTTGCCGAGTTGTCGAGATCTTAGAGCGAATTGAGCCTTTGCGTCAAAACAATATACGAATAAAGATCATGCAAATAGATCCGCACCACCGATGTTGACCCCCATAAAGCGATGTGGTTAAGTTCGCCCGATTGAGGAGTGCTTTATGGGCGTAGTAGTACTGGTGTGCAATTCTGAGCAGCCAGATCTTGTAGCGAATATTGAACGTTTATACCCTGAGCACTACAAGATGGGCGTTTGCCAGTGGGCGATTTCAACTCCCGATTTGACTGAGACTGTCGTGGAGAAACTAGGTGCAGGCGACGGAGATATGGGGTCGGTGGTTGTGTTTAGTATCAACGGTTACTATGGATATCACGATCTAGCTTTGTGGGAGTTTTTGTCGAGGAACTCATGACTGACCAGCAATCCCCTCCAGAAAAGAGCGTAGGACCACCACCGGTAGCTGTGACGAAGGAAGACTGGATCCTTCAGCAATTGAATCTTCACGGCCGAGAAATTGGTCAAAACACGGCTAAACTTGAAACTATGGACTCTCAATTGACTGGGCTGTCGGATGACATCAAGCTGCTAAACAAAACTCTTCAGAGGGTACTCTGGACGATTGCGTTTGCCTCCGGCGCACTCGTTGTGCTCGGCTTTTTGATTAATCTCAAAGCCGAAGAAATTTTGAATGCCTTTTCAAAGCTCTCCTAGATAGTGGCTTGGGGTGTTTTTTACGTGGTCACCCTCCACCCTTGCCTTGAGTTGCCCGCCAAGCCACGCCTAGCCCCGACACGCCTAGCCTCAGATCCTAACTATAAACCCTGAAGGGCCATATCCATAGTAGAAAGCGCCTCTGATAGTTCAGTGATCCTTTCATACTTGGTTTTGTATGTTGACCAATCGTGCTTGGCCTGAGCGATCAGACTCTCCCTTAACCTCGGTGTCGTATACACTTTTTCCGATGATCGATAACCAGACCCTTCGCTCCGCAGCTGCACAAAGGCAGGAGCCACTAAGGGCTCTTGCTTGACTGTGTTGACGACGACCTCAACCCTTCGGATTAGCCTTCGAGCTTGAGACTTTCGGTAGTTCTCTGCTGCAGATTGATCGTCCCAGTCGAAGAACTTATGCAGAGGTGCGCTTGGATCCCGGGATGCGTCAATCACGTCTCCCGGGTTTAACTTACCTCCATGCGCTTGCCTGATTTCTTCAAGCGACTCACCGACCATCTGAGCTTCACCGGATGGTTTGTCGGCTTCGGCGAATTTGTAGATTTTACTCATCTGCCAAACCTCGCTTTAAAGTCATCGATTTCATCCGCATTGGCGATCCTGAACCGACCATAGTTGCCATCACGTTCAGGGCGCCAGTCACCCACACCAGTCTTAAATCCCGAGCGAGAAACGAGACTGGCGATCTGTTCAAGACTAATGGTGTCGGCATCGAGCTGTATCTGAAACTCTGTCGCCCACTCTTTGAAGACTGAGCGGTATCGGATGTCAGCTACGCCGCGTCCGACCCTTACCATGGATTTGTGAAGCTCCGGTACACCGTAGATTGGCACCAACGAGCCTTCTATGTGGAAGTCCCCTTTGGTGTCGATCATGGTCATGCCGTCGATCTGCTTGGCAGCGCGAACAAAGGCATTTTTGAATCCAGCTGATGGAAAACCGAACTCAGTAATTCCGTCAGGTGGCATTGGATAGAGAGATTCCCTGAATTTCTTCTCTGCATCACGTTTGCCGCGCGGTGTAGATTTATTAGTGTCCTCAAGTGCCTCCATTGCTGCCTGTGGGTTATTGCAGATCAGGGGACTGACACCGATGATTCCAAGACTGAACTCTTGGATATTCATTTGTCGAATTTCGACCGTAGCCATACGCTACCTCCTTAAAGTTGTTAGCAAAAAGTTGATTAGCGCAGAGTTACTCTGGCAAAACGTCATAGACGTTATTGCCGAATTCAGTAAGAGAAGACTCCACTTCAGCAGCTCGTCCGTTTGCTAAGCTTTCAGAAAGTTGTCGTAGGTAAAGAAATAATTCGAGGGAATCGAATGAGGCGTACCGAACGCCGGATTGGTTTGCTATGCTAGCAATAGTCATAATCATCGTCCTAGTTGATGTTTGTGATTAGAGCCTGTTCGGAGCGCCAACTCCGTTCAGGTTCGTTACAGATTACCCCACGGATGCGGCTTGTCAAGAAATTATTTTTGGAGTTTGCATGAACAGCGAAACAAACCTACGTCAAAGTGTGCTTTGTGTGTCTCTTACTAACGGGCTATCTCTGCCTGTTGGAGTCTTCCTTGAGGGGCGTGACGGAGAGCAAGAATCATTTGGATTGTGCGTCAAAAAAAGTCTTAGAAGCGAGCCTCAGAAGCTCTTACCAAGAGTTCTCAAAAACATCGACGGAGCTGGATGATCTTGCCCAGTAATATCGGACACTCATTTAAGCAACTTTCTTCATAGTCTCATAAGCTTGCGGGCTGATGAGGCCGTTAGCACTATGCCGCCGTTTTTGATTGTAGTAAACC